TGACACGGCCTATATAGGCTACTCCAGTGTCAGCATCACCAATAATGTCGCCAGCAGCGGTAGAAGCAAGACCAGTAAGATCTAGCATGATTGTCGTTTTAACAATGTTTACATCAGTAGTGGTGTCACTTTTAAAGCGTTCTACTTGAGTAATATAGAGTTCGGCAGTGCCTTCTATACCGGCAGAGCCAAGGGCTTCGGTAGCCATTTTGTTACCACTGATGATTGTAATTTCACCAGTAGTTGCATTTTTAGATACGGTTTCAAAACCGTTTTCGGAACGGACGGGGCCGTTAAAAGTTGTATTCGCCATGAGTATCTCCTGTCGTGGCTAGTGTCAGGCGCAGTATGCCCCTGTCAGGGATAGAATATTATAGATTACATAAAAAAGGGGGCTTTTACACCCCCTTCTTCATTACGCTCCGGGTGAACCGTAGATACCAAGCGGATCAGATACCCCAAAGGAGTACCTTTCTCTTGCCTTGTATCGGCTGTTACCCGTATCGAAGTCAGCATCCATAGACGTTGACATCGGGGTTCGCACAAAGTGCTTCAACCCGTTCGGTACATCAGTCATCAAGAACCACGCATCTGTATCAGTAAGATAGTGGTTGACTGTGTATCCGCCCGGAATTGCACCGTTACTGCGAATCGCGTTGAGGTCATTGTCTGCAGTGCCAACTCGACCTTCTGTCTCCAACAAACGTGTTGCCACGAACTGGAGGTCAGACGGAATTACAAGCTTAGTAGGTCTAGCAGCGATCAACAAACCACGTTCATCAGTCCAACCCCCAATCTGAATAATAGCGGCTTCCAAAGAAGTCTCATTCAAATCAGCGGCTGTAGTTGGACGGTTTGAGTTGGTACCACCAGAAACTAATGGGTGAGCAGTAGAACAAAGAGTCTGTCCGTCCCCATAAGTTGTAGCTGCAGCGAAAGCGTTGTTAAGGATTGCTGCCCCCTTAACTTGCTTCGTGTAAGCCATAGCACGAGCCAGTGCTTTGGTATATCTGGCTGACAAGGAGTCATAAAGATTATCTTCAATCGCTTCCTCAGTCACCGAAAATCCCATTGCAATGGTTTCGTGTGTATATCGAGCCGTAAAGGTCTCTTGGGCATTGTCATATTCGATGGCAGAGCCTTCGTCTTTAACAGGTGCCGCAGAAAATCCTGACAGCTTTGTTTCTTCTTCAAAAGAACGGTCAGAAGATTCTGTTTCAAAAATCTCTGAAGTTTCTTCCCCGTACTTAGCGTACTCCAATCCGAATAAAGCATTCAATCCGGGAAGAAGTTCTTTTAGTAATTGGGCGCGTGAAATTGCCATGTTACACTACTCCTATATCCCGGTTGCGTTATCGAATTGGTGCCCAGCATTCCACTTAACATAAGCTTCAGTGTACCCACCAGAAGAATTTTTAGTCTCTTCTACTAGGGCTACAATGCGGAAGGGCAGCGTGTTGGTTGTTGCTGACGTATCTAATATAGCTACTTTAGAGTTACCTGTGATAGTGCTACCAGTGTTATCCACACCTGCAACATTAGCACCAATATCTGTAATAGCCAGATCGCCAATCGTTTCGCCTGAAGACACAACTGCAGCCTTGAAAAGGATGTCAGTTCCATCTGCTACATAGGCCATAATATCAGAAGCTGCGGTACTGGCAGGAAAATACTGCCTGAAAGTAACATTTCCTGAACTAGGGTCTGTAAAGGTACAGCCTAAAAATACACCAATAGGTGTCATAGCAGCATCTGCTGTATCACGCTCTATGGTGCCTCCGGTAACTAGTTTTACAGCATCCCCATGAAAAATATTGGTACCATAAGCACTGGCAATAGAATATTGCCTAGTAAGACCAACAAAAGGAACGCCACTTAACAGTTTTACCGGAACTAGCCCATAAGGGGCATCAATAGTAGGATAAGCCATCGCTTATATACTCCTGTATTTAAGTTCCATTTCCGAAAGTAACCTTAGTCTTCCTATTATTAAATATAGGCATACGGGGGTCACTTTCTCTCATAAGGTTGTTATCCACGGACTGCATTTGATTCCCTGTTTGGGCTTCGTAGTATTCTCTACGTTCCCCCACCAGTTCAAGTGGAGCCTCACAAAGCAATAATCCTCCTATAACAATGTTGTCAGCAAATCTTTCTTGCTCAATATCAACAAGTGTTACTTCTGGATGATCGACCGCTTTTACTGGTTCCCAACCTTCTCTCATTTTAGAAGATACATTAGTGGCATCAACAGTACCGCGAGAACTGACTCGTACCCAACGATGGGTGTATCCGGGTCTTGGCGTTGGCGAGGGTAATGTTTCTGGTCGCTGCCAATGCTTTTTCCTAGACGACTTGTCTCGTGTCTCTAATTTACGGTCAACTCTGTTTTCAGCCATTATTGTTTCCCCATATCTAGTGCAACCTGTTTGGCGTACTGTGCGGGAGTAAGTCCCAATCTTTTAGACAGAGCTACTTGTGTTTGCGTTAACCTAATTTTTCTAGGTGCTGTGCTCCGCGTAGCGGGTGCAACCACATTGTCTGGTCTAGCTTTTGGTACTCGTACCTCCTGTTCATTGGTTTCCCCAAATAATTCGGGGAACTTACTTAGCATACGAGAGTTTAACCTATCGTAGTATTCGTCGCTGTCAGCAGAAACTCCTTCCGCCTCCGTAATTTGCTTATGCAGCCCTAAAGCAAAGGCTGTTTCGGGTTCGTTCGCTACAGTCCCAAACCACTTATTATTTTCTTGCCACTGTAAAGCTCTGCTATCAACAGGAACTGTAGCATTATTTTGGGGTTCTCTAATACTAGTTTGTACTTTATTTTCAGAAGTTTGTAAAGCTTGGTTGTTATTCTGCAACGTATCTAAACGCTGTGTAGCTATTTCAGCTTTAGTCAACGCATTCTGCGCGTCTAGCAGTCTTTCAGAGTCACCCTCCTCATAAGCACTTCTATACGCAGTTTTAGCTTTTTCAAAATCATTCTCTACGGCTTTTTTAGCTTGCCGCATAAGGACATCTTTATTCTTAGATAAGTTATCCTTTAGGTTGTTATTCTCATTTAAGAGTTTTTGCGCCAGAGTTTCCAACTCTTTACTTTGACGTTCAGCCGTTTCTTTCGCTCTGCGCTCATCGTGGTAGCCTTTACTAAAGTGGCGAATACGCTTTTGCACTTTGTCTGAATAGTCTTCCAACTCTTCGTCAGTGACTTCTTCAGGAGGTGTAGACGGGAGGCGATTTCTATCTTTTTCAGGTACATCATTTACTACCTCTATATCTGGTTCAGGTACATCATTTAATACCTCTATATCTGGTTCAGGAGCTTCTACAACCTCTTGCGCTTTTTCTTTTCCGGGTAGCTCGATTTCTATTTCGTCAGAAGCTTCTATTTCTATATCTGTAGAACCTTCTTCTACGTCTGTTTCTGGGAATTCGTACTCTACTTTTTGAAACGGCATGATAACTCCTTACGCTCTAGATATACCTGTGGGGTCTGGGACAACTGCCTCTACAGAGTCGTCATTCATAAGACGATACTCTGTACCGCTTATCTTAAACCTAGTGCCAGAGTTAGCGCGAAACATAACGTAGTCACCTTGTTTACACCAAGCACCTGTGGGGAACCTGTCCTTATCCGCGTATGCTTGCTCCCCTACATCAACCACCAACCCTATAATAGACATTACATGTTCTTCATGTCGTGTCTGTGAGGATTTAATAAGCTCACTATCTTGGAAAGTTTCTTCTACTTGAGGTAAGGCTATAAGTACTCTATAACCTACGGGAGTTGGTATCATATCTTCTAACTGTTCTTCAGTTATAGATTCAGCTTCACTCATCGTCATCATCCATGTAATTGCGCGAGAGGTCTTTTACGTTTCGTACACAGGTGTCCAGACCTCGTATGTAACCTGTAACTTCTTTATACCCAGCGAAGTCTTTTGCTCCACCAGACGTTACGAAGTTTAACGCAGACGATCTATCTTCTTCAAACTTTTTAATTAGTACTTCAAAGATAGTTTCTGCCATTATTCTTTACCACTCTCTGTATTTACTATGTCCATAAGGTCTTTGTTAACATTTCTTTCAGCTTCCTGTATATCCAAAGACATATCTACATTTGCTTTAGCAGTTTCTAACTCTAACTCTTTAGCATCTAAAATCATATCTGCTTTATCTTTGTTAGTTTTACGCTTCTGTTCTGCTTGTTTTATCTCTAGTTCTGCTGTGTCTTTAGCAGTTTTACGCTGCATCTCCGCTTGTTTTATCTGTAGTTCTTGCTGCTGCATCTGTATTACTGGGTCTTGCGCCTTCTGCATAGCTTGTTGCTGTGCTTGTTTCTTCTGATTCATCTGCGATAACTGCACCCCAGCCTTAGCAACTAGTCTAGAAAGCGTTACTTCTACGTCTTCTGGGAGTTTTTCATTAGGCGCGGGTAACGTAGCTCCTAACCTCTCTTCTATCTGTTTACGGTACGAAAACCCTAGATGTTCAGCTATATGGGCCTGTAAAGAAGCCATTATACGTTGGGCTTGAGGGTTCTTACCTAACATCTGCCCAACCGTAGGATCTTGCATAAAGGAAGTATGTACCGCTATATGGGCATCATGGTCTTGATACATAAACGCTTTTATTGGTTTACCCATGAGACTATTCATATTCTCACTGATAGGATCTACAGGATCTGCGTCATCTTCTGTGGGTACAAGCTTATCCGCGTTTTTTATACCTAATACTTCTATCATCTGTCGATGTAGTTGCGGTAGGTTGTATATCTGCGGAGATTGTTGGGCCATCTGAAGTACAGCTTGGTACTGTACTACCCGTTGGGCCATAGTAGAGCTATTTGGATCGCTAACAGGTATGACATCTACCATGTCATAGTCCATCTGCCTAGCACCCGTTTCTCCACGCTGGGGTTGATACCCATACTCTTCGGGGGCGTATGCCGCTATTATAACTTTAAGGAGTTTAAATTCTTGCTTCATAGCGTAGTGAACACGCGCTTGTACTGCTGCCATCGGCTTCAATGTACGCTCTAATAACGCTAAAGTAGTACCTACAGGTGCGTTAGCCGACATATCAGAGATGTTCATGTCACTAATTGCGCCTAATCGCCTACCTTCTTTAGTAATTGTATCCAATAAGGATAACAACGTTTGGCTAGGCTCCTTATAAGGAAGTGGCATGATGTTGTCTTTAATACTGCCAGAAGGTACATCTACATCCTTAAACTCTCCCGGTTCTATAGGGGAGTCTCCTCCTGATATGCGTAGCCCACGGGACTTTAAACCCCCCGGAAGGTTAGCTAATGTACCTGCATCTACAAGCTGGCGTATAAGAGAGGTACCCGCTTTAGCGTACCCCCCTACTATGTGTATAAGCCCAAGCCCATAAAACCCAAATCCGGGCACATATACGTAATGTACGAAATGTTCCCGCTTTAACTCAAGCTCATCGTCTGGATTCCAATTTCTACGTATAGCTAGTACTGTATTTGTACCTTTTTCTATAGTTATGACGTAAGGTTTAGCTAAATCCTCTTCATCATCTACACCCTCTATCACTGTTGTTACGTGAATCTCGTAAATAGCGTATCTATCATCGTCACTAAGAGAAAAGCCGTTGTCTTTAGCCTTTTTCTCTTCTATATCTGTGTGGTAAGGCAGTGGTTCCCCCAACTCTACCTCTCTATAGAAGCCACTAGCCTGTAACCGCCGTAATTCGTTCTTAGTTTTACGCATAACATGGGTTACACGCTCTGCAGACTCTATGTTTGATGCTCCATACGGCACAATTACGTCTTCTGCGGGTATGTACATGGCTACTTGTCGCCCTAAATTAGGGTCAAAGTACACTTTTTTGAAGGCTGACCCTGCTAAACCAAGGCTATAGAGTAATCTTTCGTGTTCTGACCGATATTCCACCATTTTTTCGGTCAATTCATAATTCATATCCGCTTTTACACGATCTGCAGCTTCAGATTTCTCTTTAGTTTCCTCACCAAGGATCTTAGTACGTACTGGCCCCGCTGCAGGGAATGTTTCACTCATTGCTTCTGCTTGAAAACGTATAGCAGCTTCGGCTAACACGTTAGAATACACACCACAGGCACCTTCCCAAGGCTCAGAGCGCTCTTCAATGTTAAATCCAAGCACCTGTAACCCTTTAACATAGGTCTCAGCCCACTCTTTTCGGGCATCTGTATCAGATTCTACGGATTCAATAAGCTCATTGGCTAAAGAAGATAGCTCACTATCCTCTAGAAATTCTGCTAGGTTAGAATCAAACTCTCCCATATCCCCAATATTAGAATCAGGAACGATAGTTATTTCCATAGAGCCATCAGATAGAGTTACCACCTCTGGATCTACAATCTCTATGGACATACCCTCTTCAGATTCAGATAGACCCTCTATCCCTTCCGGTGCCGCGTATAAGCTTTTCTCGATTGCCATTAGTAGTACCCGCCTCGTTTCTGTTTGAAGTACCGCATCTCTTCTGGCTCGTCCGTTGGTAGACGGATAAACCCACCTTGCCTAAATCTCATAAGGGCCATAACCGTACTATCCACCAAGTCATCATGGGAAGCAAAAGGGAACCCTGCAATTTCTTCAATAACCTCTTCTGCCCACCTAGTAGCAGGCATCCAACACATTCCTGACGCTACTATATCAGCGACTGAGTTCAAACGCGCTAATTTATCTCCTGACCCTCTATGCGGGGTATATTCTTGTACGGGCAACCCCATACGTCTCATCTCTTGGTACAACGCCGTACCCGCGCTTTTCTTCTCTACAATGAACGAATCCGGTTCCCACTCATTATACTCTTCCATTGCTAGGTCTTTTAGCTCTGGAAACTCTAGCCGCTTCTTAATACTGTTGAGCAGGATTATATGGTACGCATTCTCATCCTCATTAAAGAACACTCCCCATGTAGTTAGTGCTGTGAAATCTGCACGGTTGTGGGTTTCTGCTGCAGCGTCTAGGGACATTATGATGTATTCGCACTCAGGCGGTTTGTCTTCTCCCCATGACTGCCACCAATCTCGTTTGATGAGTGCCGCTTCTTCCGCCGTAGGTTCCTGTTGATACTGAGCGTTCCACTGAAAAGTAGGCATAGACGCTTTGGTACGGAGTAGCGCATCCATATCAAAGAACTCAGGCCACAGAGGTTTCTGTACTGGCTTACCCTCTTTATCACTTGTCTCTAATATAGCGGGAAACTCAACAACGTCATACTGGTCTGACAGATCGTTATTGACCATATCCCTAGTCACACGCCCCGTCAGGTCATCCATATGCCAACGGGTCTGAATAATAGCTACCCTACCTCCCGGCATTAGACGAGTACGTGCTCCAAAGGTAAACCACTCATAGGCTTTTTCAAAGACCTCAAAGTTACCGTTAATCACATCCTGCTCTGAATGTGGGTCATCAATCAATAGTAGATCTGCACCCCGACCAGCGATAGAGGAACCAATACCACAAGCGTAGTACTCCCCTCCCATGTTGGTATTCCAACGCCCTGCTGATTTAGAGTCGGAGGCCAGAGCAACATTAGGGAATATACTTCTATACTCATCAGTGCTTATTAGGTTACGTACCTTTCTACCGAAATCTACCGCCAGATCGGTGGTGTGTGACACCATCATTACTTTCTTGTTCGGGTTTCGCCCTAAGAACCACGCGGGGAAATAAATAGATACGAGTTGGCTTTTACCGTGGCGTGGGGGTATGTTGACGCATATCCGGTCTTTCTCGCCACGCTCAATACCCATAAGTAGTTTAGCCAACATACTGTGATGCCTACCTACAATATAATCAGGCTGCATACGTTTGCAAAATTCTAGTAGGTCTATAAAGGCTTCTTCATTTTCTTGTCGGGAGGCAAGCTCATCGACAATACGATTAATCTCAACTACTTCTTCTTGAGAAAAAGAATCGAGGTTATCGAGCATCTGCTGCACTTCTTCCTCTGAAAAGTCTAATGCGGCCTCAGTCGTCATATTCTTCTTTGTTCTTAGGTTCATCTAACCCAAGCTCTTCGGCTACGTCAATAATTACAGCATCTTCTATAGCCTCACCTACAACAAGCTTTTCTAACTTAGTCTTTAATTTATCACGTAGGTCATCGGTAGACTGATGGGTAATAGTTACCTCAGACTTCTCTGCAAACAGAGCTACATCGGAAATCTTACCTAGTAGTTCCAAAGCCCTCATACGCACTCTAGGGTCAGGGTTTTCGGATTCTAATAGTAGTTTATTGGTTACTAGGTGCCTTATCTGTACAGAACTTTCTACAACAGACCGTCCAAACTCTTTTAGTATTTTGTCGGTAACAATAAGAGATGCAGGTGTGAGAGTCGCTGCTCGTTTAACAGTTATCTTCTTAGATGTCTTTTCGGGGTTTTCAGCGTAAGCGGATACTAACTTAGCAGCGTTCTCTTTATCTTCTTTAGTTGGAGTTATTTCTAACCCATGTTCGGCTAGTTTGGTAGCCGTGTTACACGCAGCGGAAGTTGTATCCTTCAAGTCAATCAAAGAACTAGATTCTGTTACTTCTACCCCAAGCTCTGGCTTGATGTTTAGTGTCACATTTTTTCGCAGGTGTTAACCGTTAGTCCGATTTATACATTAAAAAGTCCAAAAAGTCCAAAACGTAAAAAATGAGAGAAAAAAATTTTTACAAGGAGGACTTAAAAATAGAGGGGGGGGTACCGACAAAACCGACAAAAGGTACAAAACTCAAAAAATAACAGATTACTCGTCTAGATTAGTAATATACAGATGAGGATGGTACCAATTTGAGAATCGGGGTGTGGGGGGTCCGATAATCCCGTTTGCAATTAGGGATGATCCCTAACGTCAAAAAAGAAACGTGATTAAATATTAGTATAGGTGTCGATTCCCTAGTATATAAACTAGATCGTGAGATACTATGTCTGTCCTCGGGAACACGAGGGCATAACTTAACTTAACTCTATAAGGAACATAGTATGTCAATTGCAAAGAAAGATATGTCCGCTATCAATACTACTGGCGCGACATGGGCGAAAGCGGATCATACCGCTACCATTTACCTTGAAGGTGGGACAGTAAAGGGCAAGGATGTGAAAGGTTTATTCCCTATGCTTGTTGAAGCCGGCGTTAATAGTCGAGAGCAATTGCTCAAGACTACCGCCAAAAACGATAAAGCGCCTGTACTTACGGTTGATGATATCGACGATTTCGAAGTGACCCTGTTCAAGGCAAAGCATCCGGAACGTTATATGTTGTCACTGATGCTCAAGGATGATCCTAGACTTGATGGGTCCGACGTTATCGATGAGGACGGCAAGTTTATTTGTAAGCGTACTTACGACGAGGCGGTGCTATCCCGCAAGCTGAAAGGTACTGTGTCTAAGGATCTACGTAATCGTTTCGCCAAATGGCTCAAGCGAAAGTCTAACGATGATACCGCCGGCGGTGCCCGTGTTACTGGTGATTTTATTACTAGGGTGACTAGCGCCAAGGCTGATATTGATAAAGCTATCAAGGCAGCTGATAAAGGTACTCAAGCAACCTATGATGCCGCATCAATGGACGCGTTTATTACCGCTCTGGAACATACGATGTCGTTAGCAGCGGCGGTACATAAAACGAAAGTACTCCCAACGGAAGTATAAACTCATCGGACCCCAGCAATGGGGTCCACTATTAAGGAACGATTATGAATATCCAAGTTATTGCAGGCATGTTACTTACTGCCTTAACCTGTACATTGTTTTTTCTAATGTATGAGTTCAACACTGCCGGTACAGGATTGAATCCAATACTAGCAGGGCCGCTCGCCGGTCTATCAATGGCCGGTATGATCTGGTGCGCCAGATCACCCAATAGGAAAAGTAGACACACTATCTAAACTCATCGGACCCCAGCAATGGGGTCCACTATTAAGGAACGATTATGAATAAAGAAAATGGATACGTTCTATTGGGTCCAGAAGTAGTTAAGGAAATGTTAGCAGCATTAGATACATTGGCTATTGCCGCCGCCGGCCATCCTACTTTTGGGCACCATGCGGAATGGGATAAACTAGGCACGATTGCCAACGCTATTACTCTTGACGAGTACTCAATGTCGCAAGTCATGCATCTATCAGACTATCAAGGTAAACATTATTTTGAATCCGGACGAGTAGTAGACAATCCTAAGTAATCCCCAACCTGATTAGATTAATTTCTAATCAGGTTTTTTTTGGCCTCGCTTTTTTGAAACCAGTTATTCAGTAGCACGAAGTGTGGTTTTGATTTGGGTTTAGGGATGGTCCCTAACTTCAACTGAGACCAGTTATTCAGTAGCACGAAGTGTGGTAGTAGTTTTGAAGTTAGGGACGGTCCCTAATAGCAAGTAAACCCCACCCTCAACTGAGACCAGTTTTTGAGTAGCACGAAGTATTTTGGTTGTTCTGGTAATGTTCGGTGTAATGTTCGCAAAATAGCCCTAATGTTCGCTAAAAACGTGCAATGTTCGGTTTTGTAAAACAGAAAACGAACATTACAAACATTAGTAGATGTGGTTAAATGTGAGTAGATGTCCTACCTATTCTTTACTAAATGTTCTTATATATTATATATATGATATTGTTAGTTAGTAATGTTCGTTTTTTACAAAATAGAGAGAAGAGACATTGGGTGGACCCCCCCTAATGTTCGTATTCACCTCCCATCTGCAATTCTAGTTCTACCTAGCTCTCTCTCCTTCAGAAGCCGAACATTCGAACATTCTTTGTTTATCAATAAGTTAGCTCACTACATTATAAGAACATTATACGTTTAAACAGAACATTATATGTTTAATGACATTTAACGTCATATGACAACGTATTGACCTCAATAAGGGGATGGGGTATAATAGTAGTTCTGGTGGTAGTTTGTTTGAAGTAACCACTAGGTTTCACTTGGAGTTAGGGACCGTCCCTAACCTCAAAACATTCTTAACATGGAGAACGACAATGGGTAAATTATCCGACATCTTAAAACGTAAAGCAGTACCAGAAGTAGTTTCTAACACTGAAAGCACAAACGCTTGGCCTGACATAGTAGAGCGCACGATAGCTAACGATGAGTCAGAAGTATTTGATGTACCTGTTAACACCGAAGGCCCGATTGCTTGGCCCGAAGCAGGAGCCGAAGCAGCGCGGGTAGAACCAGAACTAGTAGAGATATCACTAGGTACTCACGCCAAACTCAGTCACCTAAACGTGACCCTCTGGGATGGTAAGAAGACCGACCGTGATGCGAGTGCTGACGTAGCCATAGGGTTCCGTGGTGATCCGCAGAAGTTCAAGCTCATCAAGTCTCTGCTAGATGACAACCCCCACCTACAGAAGTTAAAGAAGATAGAACGTGCTGCTAGGAAAGTACACTCACAGTACACCCAACCTTGGCTAGATCGTGGACCTCGACTCATACCCGCTATATCTATCATGGATATTCGGCCTGAGATGGACAGGTTCTATCAGGACTTCTACGAGGAACTAGATCTGTTATGTGATACGTTCGAAGATTCCGTAGAGCGAGAAGCAGAGCAGTCTAGGAATAGTGGCAGTAGTCTGGGCGACAACTTCAAACGCAGTGACTACCCTAGTAAGCATGCTATCCGGGCTAAGTTCAGTTTCACCTATGTGCTGATACCACTAGCCGAAGCCGACAACGGCGACAACTTCATCGGTAGCATTCTAGACGAGTCACGCGAGTATCTAGAGTCTAGCTACAAGAAGTTCTACGGCAAGCAAAACGCCGCGATGATGTCCGGTATATACCGTGATTCGATAGACGAGCTAACCGACATACGTACAAAACTAGATTACAAGTTCGGGGACAAAGCTACCGGGTTCCACAGTACATTACCTGATAGAGCTAGGGACAAGATGTACACCCTACGCAACTTCAACTTCAACAAAGAACCAAGTATAGAACTATCGGTGCATAAACTAGAGGCCGCACTATACAACGTCGATGCAGAATCATTACGTGATAGTGAAGCGTTACGTATCGAGGTAGTAGATGCTATTACCTCCGTGCTTAACGTACTGAAGCCTCTTTCAACTGGAAACTGTTAGGGACCGTCCCTAACTTCAAAACTACTTTTATTAACTAGGAAAATATTATGACAACTATGCAATTGAACCAACGATCTTACGCACTCTCACTAGAGCAAGTGGCGCTCTTAATCGTAACGCTAGGTATGAAACGTACTATCTTAGCCGCAGGGCACATGGGTACCGGCAAGTCTACGTTACTCAAGATGATAGGTAAGCTGTTACCCGACCATAAGCTGGTGTATTTCGACGGCACCACCAAGGATGCGGGTGACATCGTGATACCCAAGTTCAAGGATCTAGAGGGTAACGACTACTTCTCAAGTGCTACGAACGAAGAGCTAGGGTTCCACCTAGATGTACCTGTAGTGATAATGATAGACGAGCTAAAGAAGTGTCTGCCACCTGTAAAGAACGCACTCTTACGAGTTATGTTAGAGAGAATACTAGGAGATAAGAAACTACACCCTGACTCTATTGTGTTTGCTACCTCGAACCTTGGTGAAGAGGGTGTAGGTGATTCACTCATGGCTCACCACGGTAACCGGCTGATAGAAGTACCAGTACGCAAAAGCACTAACGTAGAGTGGGTAGAGAATTTCGGTATACCCGAAGACTGTCACTATATTGTCAACTCTTACGTCATGGAGAACCCGCAATTAATGCAGTCATTCCAAGAGGTAGCGCGACCAGAAGATAACGAGTACATCTTCCATCCTGATAGAGCAGAGACAGCGTTTGTCACCAACAGGTCGATGCATGCATGTTCCGACATCATGTACGCAGCCGAGTCGGGCGGGCTAGACAATGCGACATTGGAGTCTGCACTAGTAGGTGCCGTAGGTAGGGTGGCTGGTTCAGAGTTATTCAACTACAGCCGGTTGATAGCAGACCTACCAAAACTAGATGACATACATACCTCACCACTCACTGCCATGATTCCTACCGGAGCTAGTGCGTTGATGATGATAGTGCATCGGGGTATTCAGAGTATCGAGCGTGAGACAGTAGATGCATGGGTTACATACGTTGACCGTCTAAACGATAACTGTAAGTCATACTTCCTAAACGCTGCTACCAGCAAGCACCCTAAGCAGTCACTGATAATGAACAACAGAAAGTTCCAAGAGTTTGCGGACCGTAACGTCCACATGTATTCAGCCGATAAGCGATAAGGAGATACAGATGTTAAACCTACAACCACAACTGACTGTAGAGCAGAGACTACAGAAGAACGTCACTGATATATACGGGGTGGATATATACGCCCCACTAGCAGGAGTAGTCGCGCTAGGTATAAGTGCATTGGACGACAGCGTACCTAGTGCTATGACCAATGGTAGAGATGTCATCTACGGATCGCGGTTTATACCCGAACTAAACGATGCAGAGTTTCGGTTCCTGATACTGCATGAGAACTACCACAAGCTAGGACGACACCTACACATATACCTACACCTATTCAAGATAGATCCTAAGTTAGCGGGTATATCGTGTGATGAGTGGATCAACAATACTCTCACCATAGAGAATGCTTGGATCATGGATAACGTACCCGAAGCTAGGCGTAAGTGGCCTAGTGGGTTCGCAACTATGCCCGAGGGCGGTTTCTGTACACCCAAGTACATCGGTTGGGATATAGCCAAGATATTCTGGGACTTGAAGCAGCGACAGGATGAAGGCGAAGACGTCTCAGAAGATTACGAAGATGGAGGCGACAACCCTATAGACGAGCACGATTGGGAGGGTGCTGAAGAACTAGATGCGGTAGAGAAAGAAGACTTAGCACGAGAGATAGAGAGTGCAGTTCGCCAAGGTAACATGGTGGCTGGTAGGTTAGGTCTACAGTCTAACCGTACCATAACTGAGCTAATGACTCCGAAAGTACCTTGGGAGAAAGTAGCCAAGGATTGGGCACAACAAGTATGTTCTGGTAAGGAGTACTCTACATGGTCCAGACCTAACCGTAGGCATCTAGGCCAAGGAGTGTATATGCCTACTACGTTAGGTACGAAGATGGAGCACCTAGTTCTAGCACCTGATATGTCGGGTTCATGTTACGAGTTCCTTGGGCAGTGGTTAGGTGAGTTCAAGAAGATAGCTATGACTCTACGCCCCACTACGTTGCACCTAATATGGTGGGACACCGAAGTGGCTGGGCATGAAGAGTTTCAGCAAGACAAGCTAGATGACATAGACGGTGTTATACGTAACCTAGTTCCCAAAGGTGGTGGTGGTACAGATGTACGTTGTGTACCCAAGTATCTTAGAGATAAGAAGATCATACCTACAGCATGCGCGGTGTTAACTGACGGTGAATTGTTTGGAGGTTGGGGTAACTGGGACTGTCCGGTGTTGTGGTGTGTAGCTAACAACGAGCAAGCCCGACCCGCCATAGGTAAGACTGTACACATCAAAGTATAAACAAGGAGAAAGTAATGACCATAACGAGAGGTAGGGATGGTATCTATTGTGCGATATGCACGATCAACAACAAGCCGCACCTTGGGTTTTCACCCATACGGCAGGAGGCAATAGACTTCTGTCTGGAGCTTTTACGAGAAGGAGTACAGGAATGAAACATTATTTTTGGGACACATTGTATAATAAAGACTATGGGTTCGATGTGGTAGAGACAATGTATACGGCTATCGACCCGATCAACGAGCGTAACATGCTACGTACTACAAGAGACATACGTCCTTTAGGTAATCGTAGTAACAAGTTCGACAAGATACGTAAAGTAGATCCAGATACTTATGTGTTTCTAGATGGTGGCTACGGTGACCCCATTTCTTTTTACGGGGAACAAGGTGAGGGGGATACAGCGTACAAGGATTACTCCCAACAAGAGATGGCTGAGATGGTGGAGTTCGCGCCTATAGTATGGCGTAGGCATGCACCCGATCTACTACGTAGTAATGTGACAGAAACAATAACAATTAGGAACCACGCGAGTGAGTACAACGCAGCGTGGAGGACTAAGTTCCTCCGCATGTATTTACCTACGTCTCTAACACTACCACCAATCCAACAGGGTAAGGAGAAGATAGAAGTATTTGGGGTAGAGGGTAGTGTGTACCTCGCTAGAGGCAAAGCGATACCGGAGGGATGGCAGAAGAAGAACCGAGCAAACTTAAAAAGAGAGTACCCGTATAAGGACAACAGTGCGATTACTTTTGAGAGAGTACTTTCTACAGGTTGTACGACATATCGCAATCGTTTTGCTAAGTGGACTTGGATTAGTGGGGGTGAAGACGAGTACAGATCGTTTACCAGAGTAGACAAAGATGCAAAAGAACAGTACGTCGATGCTATCGAGGACTACTGGCAATACATCGTGAGGTTCGCTTCATTCATAAACGATGAGTGGGACGAACGTAGGGAGCACTGTACCAAGCTGCAGAACTACGTACTGCCACGACCGGATGGAGATAGTGCATCTACATACTCACACTACTTCGCAAATCTATCTGGTATGGAAGGGTATGACGTAGGTAAGGCGCGGGATGTAGTCACTAACGACCAGAACGAGTACCGACTACATTTACTGTACCACTTCCTAGACCGTAAGCCACTACTTAGCGAGTTACGCAACCTACAGTACAACGCTACTGAAGGAGAGGTACGTAAGGTTAGGTCACAGTTCGTATCGTTTATGAACGAGTGGATGGGCCTTAGATACACAGTAGAAGAACTAGTACAGAAAGCTAAATAAATAACCCACTGCACTTGGAGTTAGGGACCGTCCCTAACTTCAAAACTACTACAACTACAAGTAAGGGAATAACTATGGAAACTATACGTTATGCATTTCAAAACTTAGTAACTCAGTTACATCACGATAGTCTTTTCACTACGGGGGCTACAGTATGCCTGTCCCCCCAAGATGCGGAGACTGATGAGAGTTGGGCACAGGTATTAGAAAGTAACGAGATACGTTTTACTGAAGCTATTAATGAAGACGCTACTGTGTTCAGGCCGTTAGAACAGGCAGTACTTAAACTACTGCGTGACCCAGTGTTTAGGAAAGCTAGAGTACTCGTAAGCGATAACACATACGAGACTAGTATGGCTGCGGTGTTCTTCAGCTTCCCCTACGCCTCTGCGGAAATATCGTGGATCTCAGTATATGAGTCCTCCTACAAAAAGTATCTCACTATAGAAAGCCCGTTTGTACTCAACGAACGGCATCCAGAACATATGAGGGTACTCAGAACTAGTTCAGATAAGAACTTTATCAAGGCAGCTAGGGAATTAATTCGACCTCTTACAATTGAGGACATGGTAAGACATGTAGGCAAAACGGCATTTCGGCAGATAGCGGACGTTGAGAGGGAGGTAAGATACGCTAGAAAAAGTCTGGAAAACGAGATACGTAGTGACGAATCGTTGCTCTCTGCACTGGGGAGGGTGGATAAATACGGACAAGTATCCTTGGGTGGGGGTTTGATATCTAAGATACGATCACTAAATGATTTCGAAGCGGATCGAAAAGAAGTGGGTAAGGGTAGCTCAGGGAATACGACTTGCGCTCTATATCGCACACATACTTTCAATGACGAGACTATCTTCCATACTGTTTTGTTAAACGAGGTTGATTGGAATGCTTCCGTAAAAGTGGGTGAACCTACTACGTATACAACATCGACACTACCAGAAGAGGTGTCCAGAAAGATATCAACCATACAAGTATATGGGGAAGATGTTGAGGGTGTAGGGGTAACTATAAAACCCGGTGGTATTTATTACATATTTTTGTAGACAAGGTTACCCCACGGTGATAGGGTTTAGTTTCGTTCAATAGGAATTACAAATATTACCGTGGGTCTATCAACGTATCACATTGTATGCCTAGATCACGCTACTAATAATATTAAAGTACAAAGTTTAGATAAGTATACAACAACTAGATCCTATAAATTATTTAAGGATCTACCCAAAGATCTACGGGGCAAAATAGCTACGCTCAATATGATGGACGTAGACTACCGTAGGCACGTTGCAGGGTTGGGGTATGTGTTAGATAAGGATACCTTCTGGATAGAAGACTAGGCCAAGTGGGGTCTATAAGCGCATTAGTAGTCACTGGAAGTGATACAGCGCACCACTGATAGACTAGCGTTCCTAATCGGAGAGTGGTGGCTTCGATACCAAAGGTGGTATGCCGTGTACTGCTAGTCAGGGTTTAACTATTTCCCCATAAAATGGTACCAATACCATCATCCACCACAACTACTTACTTGGAGTTAGGGACCGTCCCTAACTTCAAAACTAAAATTACACAGGACTACCAATGGAACAATTAACTATACAGACCTTTACCGACGATATGTTAGGTGGTGTTAAGTTTCACGATAAGGGAGAGAAACTACATTCGGTTAAATGCAGAGCTAAAGATATAGTTCTACTAACTAAGGGCACACCGCCAGCTATGAAACGTGCCATAGCAGAGGATATAAATTTGAGCGCGGCTGCTCCCGATACCCGTGTTTCAAGTTGAAACCAGTTCTCTACTTGAAGTAAACAACAGTTTCGTAGCACGAAGTGAGGATCTAAAAATGGCAGAATACAAAGAATACTTTACGGTTGAATACCGTAATGACCAGCGGGTCGTTGTTCTCAACGATACCCTTAAATCACCTACAAGGAAAAGCAATGAACAAGATAACAATAGCACTGAGCGCAATACTTTTGTGGAGTCCATTTACAAACGCCAACGCAACTCCCCCCTGCTTTAAGGTAGATGAGGTACTCAAAGTAGTCGATGGGGATACCATAGATGTACGTATTAAAGTGCTTCCGGTAGACCTTGGGTTGTTGGCTGACTTACGTATACGCATGGAAGGGATAAACGCATGGGAGTCCCGCACGAAAGACCTTGCTGAAAAGAAGTTAGGTCTGGCTGCAAAGAAGCGGTTAGTAGAGCTAGTAGAGGTACCTATTAGTGTATGTCTATCAGGTAAAGGTAAGTACGGACGTTGGCTAGGTACATTGTTCAATGGGGACACCGATATTAACCAGCAGCTAATAGATGAAGGTCACGCCCACGCCTATGACGGTGGCAAGCGCAAGGCATTTGGGGAATGAAAATTAGACTTACAGTAGACATGGACACAGACAATGAGAATGACCGTATCTTGTTGGAGGAAATTCTATACACGCTACAACAGTTTCGAGGAGACACGTATGGCGATGACACCGGAAGCGAAGGTCAAGAAGAAAGTAGTTGAGCAGTTGAAAGCTATGGGTGCGTACTACTTCTTTCCCGCTACAGGTGGGTATGGTAAGTCAGGCGTACCCGACATCGTAGGGTGCATGGGTAGTAAGTTCTTTGGCATCGAGTGCAAAGCAGGGAAGAACAAACCTACCGCACTGCAGGAAAAGAACCTACGAGAGATTACTATGGCAGGTGGCATTGCTCTCGTCATTGATGAGAAAAATGTACATCAGGTAACAGAGTTAGTTGCCGGTAGGTTCGAAACACAACTTAACTTAGATTTCGGAGTGTAGAGAATGACCGAGCCTGAGATTACGCATCTGCTCACGGTGCTTTGTGGAACGATAGTAATAATCGTCAGTGGCGCAGTATTTACCATCATTCGCGACAAACAACGGAAGAAATAAATTGATTGCATCGCGTTAGGAGATATTAATGGGGCCGAATAAAATGAGAGAGCCAAGCCTACAGGAGTTGGACTTTGAGAAACCTGATTGGAAACTCTTAGGTAAACCCATACCCGATTCGCAGGTACGTTGGGGTATCTATGATATGGAAGAGATGGTAGACATTATAGCCCCTGATTACACACTTGAGGACTACCACTGGCTACGTGACGAGCCTATGACCGGACACTATTTACGCACATTGGAAATAGCAGGAGAGTCTAGGAGGAACGATAAGTATGGTACGGGGAACAACAACTTAGGTCGTGTTAAACCAAAGGGGAGGAAGTCAGCTAGATACCTTCACCATCATTCTAGGTCAATCGAAGAAGAAGTCACCGGCATAGCGACTTTAGTCAATAATTTAAATACCAAAGAGGCAAACGATGAGTGATCCAAGTAGGTCAGACGGCTCTACCGCAGTATATTATCAGCTACCAGAGGGCGCGGTAGAACTTCAAGACCTTATCTCACATAAGAATATGAATGCCCAAGATGGTGAAATATTCAGGACCATCTACAGGAAAGGGCAAGCCTCACATAGCGATGCGCTGCGAGATGCTAAGAAGATTAAATTCTATATTGAAGCTGAAATTAAAAGGCTATCCAAAGAGCGGAACCTGTAATGGACTTGATAACAGTAGACTTTGAAACGTATTACGACCAAGACTTTTCACTGTCTAAGATGACTACAGAAGAGTACGTTAGAGATAGTAGATTTGAAGTTATAGGGGTCGCTATAAAAGTTAACAACGGCCCTACAGAATGGGCCAGTGGTACACATAAACAATTCCAACGATACCTAGATACTTTTGATTGGGGGAACAGCATGGTGGTAGCACATAACACCATGTTCGACGGTGCCATACTTAATTGGTTGTTTGGTATAAACCCTAAAGTATGGGCAGACACCTTGTGTATGGCTAGGGCTATACACGGAGTAAACGCTAAGGCATCGCTTAATGCATTAACAGAACGGTATGGGTTAGGTAAGAAAGGTACTGAAGTTGTCGCTGCTAAAGGTAAATATAGAAAAGACTTCACCGACGAAGAACTTAGCCGTTACGGGGACTACTGCATCAACGATGTAGAGTTAGCGTATAGATTGTTTAGCAAGATGGGTAAAGGATTCCCTAAACAAGAGTTAAAGATAATAGATATAACTTTACGTATGTTCCTAGACCCTATACTAGAACTAGATTTAGGGTTATTAGAGTTTCACTTAGACAATGTAAAGTTTAGGAAAGATGACCTACTATCTAAAGTTAACGCTACCAAGAAAGCCTTGATGAGTAACGCTAAGTTTGCGGAACTTCTTGAAGGTGTGGGAGTAGTACCTCCTACAAAGATAAGTCTTACTACGGGCAAGAAAGCGTTTGCTTTTGCGAAGACCGACGAAGGATTAAAGGAACTAGAGTGTCACGATGATGAGAGGGTACAAGCTTTAGTAGCAGCAAGGTTAGGTAACAAGAGTACCTTGGAGGAGACAAGAGCACAGCGGTTTATTGATATAGCCAAACGTGGAACACTCCCTGTACCTATAAGATACTACGCTGCACACACAGGTAGGTGGGGTGGTTCAGACAAGATCAACCTACAGAACCTACCTAGTAGGGGGGACAATGGGAAGAAACTAAAGAACAGTATCTTAGCTCCGAAAGGGTATACGCTGATTGATTGTGACTCCTCTCAGATCGAAGCGCGGGTGTTGGCTTGGCTTGCAGGGCAAGATGACCTTACTGAAGCGTTTGCTGCGGGTAAGGATGTGTACAAACAGATGGCATCTAAAATATATAATGTCTCTGAAGAAGACATCACTAAAGATCAACGGTTCGTCGGTAAGACTACTATCCTTGGTGCTGGCTATGGCATGGGGGCTGTAAGATTTAAAGATCAACTTGCTTCTTTTGGTTTTGATATGGATTTGAAAGAAGCTAGGCGCGTTATTAGTGTGTATAGGGATAGCAACTGGAAGATAGGTCAACTGTGGAGAGAAGGTCAGAACGTACTTACAGAATTTACCCGTGGTAACAAAGGTAAGTTTGGTTTAGATGGTGTTATAGAAATAGTACCTAAAAAGACGGCTATAAGACTACCTTCCAGACTATTGTTACGGTATGAAAACCTAGAGTTTGAACAAAACGAGAGAGGGGTGCAGTTCACTTACAAAACTAGGAAAGGACCGACAAACATATACGGAGGTAAGGTAGTAGAGAATGTTTGCCAAGCTTTAGCGCGTTGTATAATCGGGGAGCAGATGTTAAAAATAGGACGTAAGTACCATATCGTGATGACAGTACACGACTCAATTATATGCTGCGTACCCGAGACAGAGGTTTCAGAGGCACAGTTGTCAGTTGAGGAAAGTATGCGGTGGGTACCTGATTGGGCTACAGGACTACCACTGGATTGTGAATCCGGTATAGGTAAAAGATACGGAGAATGTGAATGAGTATAACCCCTTGGTCATTCAGTAAGCTCAAAGCTTTCCAACAATGCCCGAAGCAGTTCTACCACATGAAAGTACTCAAGGAGTACGTAGAAGGGGAAACAGACGCTATGCGGTACGGTACGCAGATGCATGAGGCGGCTGAGAATTATGTAAAAGAAGCTACACCTTTACCCCCTGAATTTGAATACACTCGTAAGGGATTGGATGCACTAGTCTCTATAAAGGGAGCCAAGCTGTGCGAGTTTAGAATGGGGTTAAATGAAAAGTTGGAACCTTGTGGGTTTGATTCTGAAGATGTTTGGTGGCGGGGTATAGCAGACCTAATTATACTAGATACAGAAAATCACCTTGCGTGGGTTATAGATTACAAAACTGGGAAGTCTACACGCTACGCAGATAAGGGGCAGTTAGAGCTTATGGCGTTAGCTGTATTCAAACACTTTCCAGTAGTTAAAGAAGTAAAAGGAGGACTACTTTTTGTAGTATGTAACGAGTTGATAAAAGAAAAGTACTCTGTAAAAGACCAAAGCATTCTTTGGGATTCGTGGACGGAGGCATTTTCAGATATGCAGACTTGTTTCGACAACAATGTGTGGAACGCAAAACCTAGTGGACTATGTAGAAATCATTGTGCAGTTTTAGACTGCGCCCATAACGGGAGAAACTAATGCCATATACTAAGAAACCAAGACCTTATAAGAAAGAGTACAAGCAACAGAAGGAAAGGGGGGAACACGGTAATAGGATGGAACGTCAGAAAGCTAGACGTAAGATGGATAAGGATAGCCCTGATAAGAACAAGAATGGTAAGGCTGATAAACGAGAAGGTAAAGATGTAAGCCACAAAAAAGCTTTAAGCAAGGGTGGTTCTAACAAGGATGGTGTACGTATAGAAAGTAAGAGTAAGAACCGTAGCCGTAATTATAAGAAGAAGAAATAGTGCAGATAGTCAAAGATAAAGCCGTACTACTAAGACTACGTAACCCCAAAAAAGTAACAGACGTAATACCTAAAAGCAAAGAGCTAGTAGATAACAAGGTACTTGTTAACTGGGGGTTAGACGAAGTACACGTACTGAAGAACCTAAATATAAACGTGCCCTCCCCTATACTATCTAAGTATAAGTGGACGGGTAAGCATAAACCATTTGAACACCAGAAAGACACCGCAGCATTCTTGACGTTAAACAAACGCGCTTTCTGTTTCAACGAACAGGGTACAGGTAAGACAGCATCTGCAATATGGGCAAGTGACTACTTAATGAAAGAAGGTAAGGTGAAAAGAGTATTAGTTATATGCCCTCTATCTATCATGGATAGTGCGTGGAGAGCAGACCTTTTTACTTTTGCAATGCACAGAAGTGTAGATATAGCTTATGGTTCTTCTGAAAGACGTAGGAAAGTAATCAATCAAGGCGCAGACTTTGTAATCATAAACTATGACGGGGTAGAGATAGTAGCTGACGATATAGCCAAAGGAGGTTTTGATTTAATAATAGCCGATGAGGCTACACATTATAAAAACGTGCAGACTAGACGGTGGAAGGTACTCAATAAACTAGTATCCTCAAATACTTGGTTATGGATGATGACAGGTACTCCCGCAGCGCAATCCCCCCTAGATGCTTATGGGTTGGCTAAACTAATAAACCCAGAGTTAGTACCTAAATTCTTTAGTTCCTTCCGTGACATGGTAATGCTTAGGATCAACCAGTTTAAGTGGTTTCCTAGAGAGGATGCGGTAGAGACCGTACATAGGATACTACAACCTGCTATCCGGTACACGAAAGACCAGTGCCTTGACCTACCGGACATAGTATATGTCAAACGAGAAGTGGAACTAACTCGCCAACAGAAGAAGTACTACGCGCAGTTAAAGAACCATATGGTGATGCAGACTACGGACAACCAGATAACCGCCCCCAATGCCGCAGTTAACATGAATAAACTACTACAAGTATCCGCAGGGGCAATCTATACCGACGATGGGGAAGCTCTAGAGTTTGATATGAGGCACAGGTACAAGGCTCTTAGAGAAGTTATTGATGAGTCTAGTAAGAAGGTATTAGTGTTTGTACCTTTCAGACATACGATAGACATAATAGTAGGGAAACTAGAAGCAGACAAAATAACCACCGCTATAATACGGGGGGATGTGCCAGCTACTAGACGTACAGAGATATTCAAGAAGTTTCAAGAGGAAGAAGATCCAAAGGTTTTAGTAGTACAACCTCAGTCTGCCGCTCACGGGGTAACCCTAACAGCAGCGAATACAATTGTGTGGTGGGGGCCAACTAGTAGTTTAGAAACTTACGCTCAAGCCAACGCAAGAATCCATAGAGCGGGACAAGACCACAAATGTACAGTAGTTCAATTGCAAGGTTCTGATGTAGAGAAGCGTATATACTCACTTTTAAATAACAGAATAAATATACACTCACAAATACTAGAATTATATAACGAAATACTTGACTAAGTAGATAACGTAACGTATATTCGTATCTCCCAGTGGTTACTGGTGCAAGGAGAACTAAATGACTATACCTACTGAAGGGGATGTTTTATCCCCAGATAAACTGACGAGGCTTGCTAAAGTATACATACGTATACGGGAAAAAAGAGCCACTATAAAGAAAGAGTTTGACGAGAAATACGATGAACTCGGTTCTAAGATGGAGGCTATATCTAGTGCGTTGGATAAACATTGTGTCTCTAACGGTGTAAAAAGCGTTAAGACTCAGGGTGGAGAAACCTTCTATAGAAAAGTTAGCACACGTTACTTTTCTAATAATTGGGGAGAGTTTTTTAAGTACGCCATTGAGAATGATGCAGCGGGGCTTATCCAACAACGCATAAGTACTAAGAACCTTAAAGAGTACTTAGAAGAAAATAAAGATATTGTTATCCCATCCCTACAAGCAGATTCGTCTTATTCTATAAGTGTTAGAAAAGGGAAGGGCGATATAAATGAGTGAATCTAAGTACTCTAACGTACATGACGTTGCTAAGTTTTTTGATATATCTGAGCCTACTGTAAGGCTGTGGGTAAAGAAAGGTCTAATAGACAGGTCATGCTACGTCAAAGCTGATACTACTTACCGTTTTGATATACCCGCTATAGAGAAACATCTAAGGGGTGAACTCGTAGAGGCAGGTGAGCAACTTTTTGCGGAGTCTGAGCCTGACGAATTTACAGGTATAGCTGCGCTTGACGAAGACTTTTAGTGCGTAGATTAAGTATACGTACAGGTAACTTTGAAACTGGGAATGATAGTTTTGGTGATGAAGTAGAGGTAGTAGTTGTCAATGCGGCACCTGTATCTAGGGCTTTTTACCAAAATAGTTTTGACCTTAATAGTTTTCAGAAGCCTGTATGTTGGTCTACTGATACGCAACAACCCCACAGCAGTGTTCTGTTAGAAAACAAACAAGCACATAGGTGCATTGATTGTAGTCAGAATGTACGGGGGAGCAGTTCTAGTGGGGGTCGGGCTTGCCGATTCTCACAGAAAATAGCTGTCATGTTTGAAGACGGTCTAGACACTGTATACCAGATACAAGTACCTGCCAATTCTATTTTTGGTAAGGCTAAGGGTAAGAATATGCCCTTGCAGGAATACGCAAAGTTCTTAAACGGACGAGGTACTTCCGCTGAATCTATATACACAAGGATTTTTTTTGACAAAAACAGCATGGTGCCTAAGTTATATTTTGCACCAAACCGTCCGTTACAGGAGTGTGAGGTAGCACAAGTAGTTTCTATGATAAGTCACAAGGATACTATTGGGGCTATAACTACCGACTACTCTACGGACTATACATTTAATTTTAGTTCTGAGGAGAACACAATGAACCACCAGATAAAAGGGGCCGAAGCACTTTGGCCCAAGCTTGACCAACCCTACTACTTTGACAAGGCAGCTAACAGAAGCCAACCTTGTGACGCTAAGACAGATGGCGCGGAATTTTGCATTGATCTTAAAATACCCTACAGCGAAGCTATAAAGCTACGTAAAGAGATGAAAGCTTTCTATGAGGAGAACGCTGAAGAATCTTGGGGTGAGTTTGATGATAGGTTTACTATTATAGAGGGTAGTAAAAAAGAAAAGAACGCAGTGTTTAAAACACAGTGCAAAGTTAAAGCGGCCTATAATGACCGTCCGACTCCTAAACCCAAGCAATACAAAGCAAACTTGGAACCACTACCAGAAGACTTTCAGTTAACTACTGGTAGTACCGTAAATATAGAAGTAGGTTTCTATGCTTGGTCTAATCCTGCTATGGGTAGTGGAGTATCTTTAAGACCTAGAGCCGTACAGGTTATCGCGTTAGCTGAAAAAGTTGTATCCAACAGTTTCACTGCCCAAGAAGGTTATGGGTCTGAAGAAGGTGAAGAAGGTCATTCCTTTACAGCAGTGGGTGATACACCTGCTAAAGTAGATGAGGAGCCTGACGAACCCGAAGAGCCAAAAGCTATAGTAAAGAGTAAGAAAGCCCCACCTAAAGAAGATTCATTAGACGATCTAATAGATGAATGGGATGAATAGACTTTAGGTTTCGTCGCGGGTAGGGAGTTATATCCCGAAAACAGCGGGTTCTTATGTAAGTTCTCCGCTGGTTCCGCGACTCTTTTTTTGGGGCTAAAATGGAAACAGAACTATTTTTAAATAGTGTGCTATGTAGTGACGGCTCGTATTGTCTATTCGCTTCTAATTCGAAAGCAAACAAAATAACACAAAAGTTTTTTGACAATACTACAGACCTATTAGCAACCGCATACAGACTAGATAGCGAGGGTTGGGATACCTATTTTGCACTATCTACGTTTATAACGTCCGAGTCTAGGACATCATCCAATGTACATAAACTAAAATCTTTTTTTGTAGACCTAGATTGTGGGCCTAGCAAAGATTACGAATCACAGGAAGAAGCTCTTTTATCGCTTAAAGATTTCTGTATAGCTAAAGGTGTACCCAAACCTACGATACTAAACTCTGGTAGGGGCATACATGCATACTGGCCTTTAGAAGAAGCAGTACTTCCAGAAGAATGGTTACCAGTAGCAAGGAGTTTTAAGGAAGTACTTTCCAAAAATAAGGTATATGCAGACCCTGCGGTTACCGCAGATACTGCTAGGGTACTACGTATCCCGTTAACCCATAACCACAAAACTACTCCTCCAGCATTAGTAAAACTTATAAGTAAATTCGCTGAACCTTTAAGCTTTGATACATTCTCTAGGTTCTTCGGTGTAGAACAAACCCCTATACCAAGAGCAAAAGGCTCCCCCAAGAGCGCAGTTATGGATGCCTTACTTGGTAGCAGAGAGTCACGTTTTATAGACATAATTAAGAAGACTAATGCAGGTAGTGGGTGTGAGCAGTTAAGTCTGATAATGACAGACCAAGAGAATACTAGTGAGCCTATGTGGAGAGCAGGGCTTTCTATAGCTAGATTCTGTAGTGATGGAGATAAGGCAGCTAGAAAACTATCTAAAAAACACCCTAATTATTCAGAGGAAGAGACGGTTAAGAAATATGGTCCAATCAAAGGGCCATACACCTGTGCTAAGTTTGATGAGTTTAGTCCTGATATATGTCCTAGTTGCCCAAATTGGGGGAAAGTTAAATCCCCTATTGTATTAGGTAATGGCTTCAAAGAAGCTGAAACCAGTTCTTCAATACCTGACTACCCTCCCCCGTATTTTAGAGGGGCTAATGGGGGAGTGTTTTTACGCTCTTCTACGGCAGATGGGGATGTAGATGAGAAACTTATTTACCATAATGACCTATACGTAGTTAAAAGAATTCACGATCCAGAACTAGGGGAGAGCGCCGTTATGCGGTTACATCTACCTAGAGATGGGGTACGTGAATTCACTATACCTCTAGCAGCTATTACTTCTAGGGAGGAGTTTAGAAAAGTAGTAGCTTCTCAGGGAGTAGCTGTTACTAAAATGGATGATCTGATGTCTTACACAACTAGTTGGATAAATGAACTACAAGCTAACAGCGTAGCTCAAGATGCACACAGGCAGTTCGGCTGGACTAGCCCTAAGATGGAGGCATTCGTACTAGGTAACCAGAAGATAACCGCAGACGGTATAGAGTTTAACCCCCCATCTAATAACACTATAGGTCTATTTGACGCTTTTGAACCTAAAGGTAGTCTAGAAGAGTGGAAAGAGACTATAGATTTTTGGAATAAAGATGGGTTAGAACTATACCAATATGTCTTAGGTACAGGGTTTGGTTCAGTTCTTATGGAGTTCTTTAACGCTAACTGTGCTGCTATGCACCTACATAATTTAGACTCAGGGGTAGCTAAAACTACGGCTATGATTACCGCTACAGGTATATGGGGGAACCCAGAGAGACTTATAATGGATAAGGAGGACACCTTTCTAAGTAAGATGAACCGTGGGGAGATATACCACAGCTTACCTTGGTGCATAGACGAGATAACTAACCTTACCCCCAAGCAAGCTTCTGACCTTATCTACCAGTTTACCTCTGGTAAGCAACGTGCTCGCATGGCATCAAGTAGTAATGTAGAAAGGTTTAGGGGGCATGCTTGGAGCTTACTATCTAACACTACAGGTAACGCTAGTATTATCGAACGTGTGAGTATGGCTAAAGCTATGCCCAAAGCAGAGGCACAGAGGGTGCTAGAGTGTTATGTACCTAATGTGAAACACCTGTTTGATTCTATAGAAGAGACTTATGAGTTTGAAGGGGCAGTTAAATACAAGCAGTTTGGTACCGCAGGTATACCCTTCGTACAATATATAATGAATCACTTAGAGGAAGCTGAAGCACTTACTAAACAAGTTAAAAAGTATGTGGATAAAGAAGGTACATTGAGTCAGGAAAACCGTTTCTGGTCTGCACATATAGCAGCTACCATGTCTGGGTTAATACTGGCAAAACACGCAGGGCTACATAACTTCCCGATAAAAAAGATATTCAAATGGGTAATAGAGGTACTACTTCCTCAGAACAAACGTAATACAGAAACAAGTGATGCCTCAGTATTTGACATAATGAACGATTTCTTCAGTGAGCATATAAGTAACATCCTGCAGATAGAGAGCACACAAGACCTACGTAAGATGCATGGTAATGGGCTAGATGATTTAGTTATACCTGATGTAATGGCTAGGGGTAAGTTAGTTGCAAGATACGAACCTGATACTAAGAAGTTTTACGTGGTACCTAAGATACTCAAAAATTGGTGTGGTGAACTACAGATAAATTATGGGTACTTAGTCAAGCAGATAAAAGAACACTGTGACGGTAAACGAGAGAAAGTTAGATTAGGTAAGGGTACCAAATTAGTTCTCCCTGCGGCTGACGTACTAGTTATGAAGTTTGACTTAGATGAAGACGAAGAACCTAGAGATACTACGGGCGTATGACCTATACCCTGATGGGGTAAAGATAACCGTGGAGTGGGACGATATGGTAGTCGGCGCTTCTGCGTTCATACCATGTATAAACACTACAAAAGCGAAGAAACAGCTTAAAGTAGTGTTTAATGCTAAGGAATGGGTACTTAAAGTAGATATAAGGGTAGAAAGTGGGTTTCTGGGGGTGCGTGTATGGAGAATTCTATGATAGGATTCGCCTAGCGGTGTTTGGTCATACCGTTCTCCTATGGTAGCTCCCCCCTTAATTGGGGGAGTTATTATTCTTCTAGTATTGGGTTGTACTTAGAATTTATGGATGTATCCCCGTTGAAAGCCCTATTTCTATCGTCTGAAATCTTTTGAACGTACTCCTGCATGAACGGAGGGATGAACACCCCGTTGACATACTGATCCTCACGTCGCCTAGCGTTATATGCTGAATCTCTTAGATCACCAATTAATATTGCTATATCGGGGAACTTTACGCCTTCTTTTTTGTTAAACGCCTCTACGTCTTTCATAACTAAAGCCATCTTTGGAGCGTCAAACTCCGCTTCCCTATAACGCTTGTATATATCTGCTCTTTTCTCTGTTATTGCATTACTCATCCTTCTGTATCTAGCACTCATGTCTGACCTATGCGCCACTTCTGCAGGGCGGAACCCAAAGAATTGTAGGGCTAACTCACCTCTGGTTACATCTGTGTATATAGGGTGCCCATCCCTAGATCTATATCCCTCCCTAGCTAACCGCCCAAAAGAAGATTTCCAATTACTAGCTAACCCCGGAGGTAACATTTTTTCTATACCCCTTTCTGTTTCTCCGTTATAGACATCTAGCCCACCCTTTACAGTATTCTGAATAGTAGATCCAGAAGGACCGACTGCAAGCTGTGCTACAAAAGCAAAGAAATCTGGTCTTCTGTTCCATTTATTTTGTTGGAGGATAAGAGAATTTAATTTAGCTCTATCAGTTATGTCGATACCTAAACCGTAGTTTATAAGCCCTTTGTAGAAGAGTTCTTTTAGATTTAGACCGGGCGTTAAATTAGCTAAATAGTCTTGTGCCTTCTCCTCTGCAGTCTCGTCTTCCGGGGAGAATACTTCGTCTAGCAATGCTTTGGCAGCTACTATCCCCCATAGAGGCATACCTTTTACACCTAATAAAAATAAAGTGTGTAGGTGTACAAAAATAAACTGTTTTAACGCTTCGTTCCTAAAAAGCTTATCTTTTACAGTATTCCCTTTATACATAACTTTTACGGCAGAAGTCCCAGTATTTAACATCAAGGTATTCATTTTAAAACCATAAGTCTTGTACATAGCCATCACACGAAACATATGTTTCTTTGCTATTTCTGGACCTGTCTCTAGAAAAATACCCCCGTTAGTTTCTGTAGCCGTATACATAGCTTTTACCGCTGCATTTTGCATCTGTATTGGTGTTAGGGTATTAGGATCATTAGTTCCTTTTGGTTTATTTTTCTTATTTAAATCTCGTATTCTTTGTAGCTCTAGTTGGTAAGCAGCTACCAGAGTAACTTGGCGGTTAATTCTATCCGCTGTGTTAAACATAGCTGCACCTACTGAGGTAGCTACCTCGTAAGCATTTCTAACTTTATTACCTTTTTTCTCACGCCCTCCTTCTGATATGTTTAGGGTGTCTTGTAAGAATGTTCTGTTTAACTGTCCTGTAGCTAAAGCATAAGTAATTAGGGGTAGTAGATCCTCCATATCTTGTATTTTTTTAGAAGCTTCTTCTGGAGAAACCCCTATGGAAAGATTTTTAAATACACTAGGCTTTATTCGGTATTCTTGTTTTTTACCAACCTTTACTAACTCCACGTAGTTATCTATACCTGCGTCGAGAGATCTCATATCTACGGAACGCATTACTAACCCAGTAGCTTCCATTAACGCACTACCCGTTTCATTCCACCCATACCTACCTGCAAGCATCGGATACACTACAAAGGGTATTTGCCCTAGCTGTATTGCCGCTGAAGATACGTTCATCCATATAGACTGTATGAAGGCAAACTGATTAAGATTTTTGGCTATATCTTCAGCTATACCAGTAGGGGGATTCGATGCAAACTGCACATCCCTTAGAAGCCTATCCCGTATCAATGCTATAGCACTTAATCTACTACCAAGTAACGAATCCTCTACAGCGACAGGTAACAACTTGTATTCGGGTTCCTGATTCTTCTTCTGAGAAACTGCCTTTACGTAGTTTTCTTTTACTATGTCACCTAACTGAGTAAGTCTGGCGCTATACTCTAAACGTACCGTCTGTACAGGTATGTCATAACCCTTTGTGGTGAATGCATAGAAACTATCCACTTTAAAACCGGGAGTATTTTTTCGGTTTTGCAATGACTGAGCAAAAGAAGTTTCTGGTAAAGAACTAACCCATAGATCCATTATTTTGTCTACAAGCTCTCCCGCTACTTGCTTATCAGTAGCGTTTGCATTTATTTCTTCTATGATTTGAGATACAAATGAAGACGGGGGAGCATTAGAAAGAAAAGTTTTAGAATCGTATTTACCGTCAACTATAGGGTAAACAAAATCTATATCAGAATTATCTTCTAATTGGGATACTAGTCTTTTAGCTTCTTGATTACTATCCACCATTATCATAGCGAAAGGGTCTTCTCCGCTGTACGTCCCCTCCCTCATTATAAAAGGTACTTTGTACCTACCTTCTCTTGTTAGTGGGAAGTATACCTCTAACAAACTTCTGTCAAATAATTTTGCAAACACTTCCTGCTTTAGTTTTTTAGCCGCTTTTATACCTTCTGGCGTACTGCCAAAAACTTCATCTATACGCCCCTCCATAACTTTCTGCATCTGCTTATAGCTATCGACGTAATGATCTCGCATGAGTTTATATATTCTCATACCACCGTTGGCTTTTAGTCTACGTACATACGGTTGTTGCTTGTTCCATATTTCTATTTTATCTGGTTGGTTAGCGTACCGTTTTAACGCAGCTTTCTTGTTAAGTAGGGGGTTTACTTGCCATACTGTAGCTCCAAACTCAGGACTATATATAAGCGCATCTAAGTCCCTCTTTGCAGCAATAGCTTGATCCTTTAGCCTCTTGAACCAACTAATATATTCTTCTTTTACAATATCCGTATTTTTGTTAGCGGCTTGTATAGCTCCTCTTTGTTTAAGCATTGTTTCAAATATGTCGTAGCCCACTCTACCTAAGTCATACTTTTCTGCTAAGACGGCTACGTCTTGACTATCTTGAGTCTTGAGTAGTACTTCTTTAGCGGTGTCTGCCATTGACCCAAACCCATCTACTATCTGGTCCGTAAAGTCTTGTCTTGTCCCTCCACTTTCTACAATAGCTTTCTGTATTTTCTCTATATTTGCTAGAACTTCTTCAGGTCTCTGACTGTTTAATTCGGTTACACCTACGTTTTCGGCTGTAGGAGCCAGTAAAGCTTCAACTATCTTACCTACGTTAGACAGTATTGACTCTTTAGTATCTATAGTACGGACAGAGGGTATTTTAATACCACTCTTAACCATGTCTTCCTTACGACCTAACCCTACATATGAAAGAACTCTATTTAAAAACTCTATAACTATGTTAGCAAATCGCTTAAAGGAATTTATTGGCCCACCTTTAGGGTATACGCTAGATATAGCATGCCTAAACTCCATGTTACTAAGAGCTTCAGCAACAAATTCTTTTAAGCTAACGGACCCGTACTCTCCAGTACCTAGTATCTCACTAGTTTCTTTAAACAACTTGTTTAGTTGTTTAGTTGTTGGATGAGACTTATTAGAAAGTACAGCGTTGAGTACAGCGTGAGCAACTTCATGCAGTAGCACATGGCTATTCATACCTTCCGTAGAATCTAGTTTTATAGTATCTGTTGTTTCATCAAACAATCCCGCTACGTCTAGACCTAAACTATTTTTAAGGTTAGGAATAATTTCTACTTTTACACCATTAAGGTATGCAGGGAAATTAGCAGCTATAGATTTAATCAAATCTCTATAATCTTTGGGCACACTATTGCCCTTAGAACGTGCATCTAAAAGACCTAGAGCAAAACGTAAATCTCCCTTTTGTAACGCCCCGATTACAGATGGGTGTAGTGGTAACGCTAGTTGAGAGACTGCGTTTGAGGGTAAGTTAAATTCGTCAACTATATCCTTGTTAAGATAGTTAAGAGTTACTTGTCCAGATAATTCATTTACGTACTCTTCTAAAACTTGTGCTTTTTTAAGGCTGTTTAGTTTTTTACTTCGTGCTTCCTCTCGTTTCTTTAACTCTGTAAATATATCTGATTCAACATCTCCTACCGCTAATCCCGCTATAAACTTATCTTGAGATCTTTTTGTTCTAGCTTTACCTTCGGGGGAAGCTTCGTATGCTTTTATTTGTTCAGGAGTAAAAGTAGTTACTTCCCCTGATAATGTATCTTTAGAAGGAGGACGTTTAGTAGCTATACCGTAATCTACAAGTTGCTTATCTTTTATTTTAGTTTTATCTCGAACAACCCAACCTTTAACTAAAACTATTTTTGCAACGTAAGCCCTTACTATCTCGTTGTACTTGTCTAGTGTGCCAGCAGATAAGTTACTTATCACCCATTCTTCAGCTAGGCGACTATTCTTACCTCCTGTCCCTGCAAATTTAGTATTTTCTTCTAGAGTTAAAGCTTTACTTTTTGAGAACTCTACATTGAGATCAGAACCACTTACATCCTCACCTCTTTCAAAGGCTATCGTTACTAACGCATCCTCTAACCTACCTGTTCCTGACAAGTAGTCATACATAGCCCTCTCTGAAATACTAAGTTTGCGTTTATTAGAAGTACTTAGTACCTCTATTGCTTTGTTTCTATCACTAGAAGTAACAAAATTACCTGCACTAGTTGTACTTTCTACACCCCTTCTTACTAAAGCGATTAAGTCTTCGTAATTAGGACCATACTCAAAATCTAATTTACTAAGTAGCTTATCTCCTGCGTCAATCTTTTCTTGTAGTTTCTCTACTTCCTTAGCTACTACTGACTTTTTATTCTCTCCCGCAAGCAATGCAACGGTGGAGAATAGTTCTACCGTACCGTCTTTTCTTTCTTCAGCTTTACTAACTTTACGAGTAGGTTCTATTTTCTTTGGTTTAGGTTTGCTAATAGTCTTC